CAAACCACTACGAATTATGAGCTACCTCCTCATTGAATCCAACGACGACTTGACGTCGCAGGAGCGCGCCGAACTCATCACACGCGAGCTCTACAACATCACGGCCCCTGAAGCCATGCAACACGACTACCAAGCCGACGGCACCGTCTTCGGCCTCGTGAAGCATCCCGAGAGCGACGACTGGGCCATGCACATACAAGCCGACTGGATCATCTACTGCCACGAAGACGTGGACCTTGCTCGCCTTGTGGGTGCCTTCCCTGAAGTGCCCGCCGACGAGGTGGCAAGCCTCAGCGCCTTGATTGAGTCGAGCGACAAGATTGAGTTCGCGCAAATCATTCCAAGCACCGCCACCGTCCGCGACCACGAATACATGGTCGACAACGGTTGGTTCACTGACGAAATCTAAACCCTACAGACATGGACTTTATCCTCAACCACTGGGCCGAGTTGGCCCTCGCCATCCTCGCCGCCGCTGGAACGTACACCGGGCTCACTGAGAGCACCAAGGACGACAAGGTGGTGGACGTACTGAAACGAATTGTGAACGCCATTGTCTTGGGCCGTTCGCGCAAAGCCGACAAGAAGTGAAGACCTACGACCTTATCAAAGTCGCCGCCGTACAAGCCTCTGACGGCTTTCAGGATGCCAACGGCTACATCATGCCCAACAGCACCATCGACGTTGACGTGGAGGTCGTGCCCTACGGCACGGAGTACCCTGCGCCTCTTGTGCTTGTTAACCCGACCAACCAGTTCGACGGCTTGACAAGCGGCACGCCTGACCTAATTACCCCGGGCGCAGTCGTGTATGGGCGCACAGCGACAAGCCTCACAGGCAACGGAAGCGGCGCGACGTTTGCCTATGCTTCCAATGACCCAGGGGGAGACATTTTCTTGATTTTTGCGGACTCGGCCGGAACCGGTTACTTGGAAGGCGACCACATAAGCATCACAACCACGGCGGCTCATGGCTCGCAAACGCTGTCCTTTCGACTTGTGACAGGAAGCAACCGCGCCGAGGTGCCCGTGACTTTGATTCACGACCGCCAAAACCCGTTAGACTTTGCAGTACGGGAATACAAGGTTTTGGGAACAACCGACCGCACCGTCATGGTGCTACGTGAACACACGTGACGAACTATGAGGCCATTTTGGAGGAGTTCGCAAGGGAAACAACCCTCGCCGCCAAACGAGAGCTTGGTTCGCGACGCATTGGTCGCAATCGCTCGTACGGTGTTGCGACGCGTGATCTTCAAAAAAGCCTTACGTTCACTCGCAAAGGCAGTCGCATTGCGTTTGGCTCTCCCTTGGCCCATGCTGGTTTCGTTCATTGGGGCGTCAATGGCACGAACCGTTCGCGCTCTGCACCGTACTCGTACAAGTTCCCCAACCCCAGCGAGAAGCACGTGCAAGCAATCCGACAGTGGATGCGGGACAAGCCAGTGCGCTTGCAAAAGGGCGGAGGCAAGGGCTTTGCGCGTCAAACGGAGGCGGCGTTACAATCGGCGGCGTACCTCATTGCAAGGGCGATCAAAAGGAACGGCGTACCGGGGGTGAAGTACTGGACGAAAGCCTACGAAACCATGTGGCCTCGCTATGCCCAGAAAATAGCGGAAGCAAAAGCCAAGGACGCAGCTCTCGCGATTGAAGCTGTGATCGACGGCATAAACCTGAAACTAAACTAACCATGGCTGTCACGCTGACATTGGAGCCCTCCGACGACATCACGGTGTGCAACCAGCACTTGCTGTACGAGCTTTTCGACTCGGCAGCTACGCCCGACAGATACATCGTGCAGGTCTACGAAGCAGCTGACGTCTTTGCTGGTGACGGTACAAGCATCGCAAAGATCTACATCACTCCCAACGCAGTGAACAGGGGGGTCTTCGACTTGTCGGACATAGTAGGCAATCGACTGCTCCCAGCAGAGACAATCAGCTATCAAGGCAATGAAAAATTCGCTCACGACCTTGGGTCTGCGGAGGCTCCACAGTCAACCAGCAAGAGCGTCCGCAAATACACGGTAAAGGCTGGCGTACTCAACGGAGGCACAGAGACCTTCCCGAACAACGCGGCTGCAAATGCGGTGGTGTTCTTGATGGGTGGAGCGTTTCAAATTGCTGACGGCAGACACCCCAGCTTTGCGCAGTACTATACCGATGCGTTTGCGAACACAGCCAAGGCATGGCTTACGAATATGCCCAACAATTCGCAGGTGATCGAGAAGTACATGGCTGACGAGGACCAAGGCCGCGCTCAAATCATGCAGCACACCTTGATGGGCGTCACATCTTACCTCAGCCAAATCCGTTACAACCTCTACCGCCCCGAAACAAACACCGTGCTGGCTACCAAGACGCTCACGGTCACTACGCAGGTGACATACCCCGGTGCCGTGCGCTACGTGCCTATGGGACCAGCAAACCTTGCTAACTATTTTGCCTCCAGCTGGAACGATGCATGGGGACGTGTTGAAATCACTCCACTAAGCGCAGGTTCGACACAGCTTGGTGCTAAACTGATCATTTACCGGGACTGCCGACCCCTCAAGCACCAGCCCGTGCAGTTGGCTTGGACTAACACCGTTGGTGGATGGGACTTGCTGCGGTTCGATGCACGCGCACCCAAGACAATACAAAAGAACGAGAAGCGGTACCGCAAGGATCCTCTCGACTGGCAGTCCGTTGGACCCAACTGGAACACATGGGACCGAGGCACGACAACCTTTCAGAACGAGGGCAAGATCCGCTTCACCTTGAACCACGAGCAGTTCACTGCTGACGAGCGTGCCCTACTCGAATACTGTATGCGGTCCCAGCGTGTTTACTATCGCTACGGCACCAATGAGTGGGCTCCGTGCGTAGTCGACACCAACTCACTGGTCATTGAGCCCGCTGGCTCTCGTATGTACCGCGTTTCACTGACGATTGAAGATGCAAACCCAGTACGATGCTGAGGCTCAATGTTTCCGACGTTGACCTCGACCTGTACCAAGACGAGGCGGTCAACCTGACCATACAGTTCTCTGACCTTGAGAACATCAACAGCCCGGTTGGTTCGTTTTCGCAGACATTCAGGGTACCGGGAACACCCAAAAACTTGGACTTGTTTGGCGCTGTCGACCTCAGCGACCCGTCAGGGGTCAACCTCAAGACCAAGAAAGATGCAGAGCTGTTCTCCGGCTCGGTGTCGATCCTGAAAGGCTACGTGCAGGTCAAGGCTGTCTACCTTCAAAAGAAACAATACGCGGACATCGAGCTTGCATTTTTTGCTGGTGCCGTGGACCTCAAAACTGCAATCGGTGACGGCATGCTGTCTGACCTCGATTGCAGCGCAGAGGATCACGACTTGCTCTACAATTTCGTCATTGCTTCATGGTCAGGGCAGGGCATCGGTCCTGAGATCACATACGGCCTCATTGACAAGGGGGCCAACTGGAACTTCGATGCGGGCGAGATACCTTGGACCTCAACGAATGGGCTCTACCTAGGACAGCTCACGCCCATGTTTCAGGCGAAGTACGTGCTGGACAAGATCATGAGCACAGCAGGGTACACCTTCGACTCCACGTTTCTCAACCAGACAGGGTTCGAGACATTCGGAAGGATCTACCTGCCCGGACTCAATGGGGCAAGCACTCCGCTTACGACAGATGCCGACCAGTCCAATGCGCGTGCAGGTTTGGATGCTGACTTCACAGGATCTTCGCTTACGACCTTGGACCTGGTGGACAACGCCACAGGGGGCATTGACGATGGGAGCAACTGGGACAATGGCACGCACAAGTACACAGCGCCCTACACAGGCAAGTTTGCTTTGAGGATGACGTACTCGTATGACCAAGGATCGCACACCAACCACGTCACGATCCAAGTGGTCAAAAACGGCTCGACGATTTTGTTCTCGGCGGACAGTGGGCCCTCGACGGCTCAAAACCGACTCAAGACGCAACTGGTAGACCTTGAGGAAAACGATACGATTGAGGTGAAGGGCAGAGCCCATGCAGCGGGGGTTGTTATCAAGGGCAACGACTCTACCATCTCAGGCATCCGCACCTCTTTGGAGATCATTGGCGGATTCGCGTTCTCAGGTTTCGAGGTGGACGTGGCTCGCAATATGCCGGAGCTGAAGCAGATTGACTTTGTGACGGGGTTGCAAAAAATGTTCAACCTCGTGTTCATCCCTGACAAGAACAGGGAGAAGCACCTACTCATTGAGCCGTACACCGACTACATCGCCTCCGGGACAGACAAGAGCTGGACAGACCTGATCGACTACGACCACGACATTGTGATCAAGCCTACCACTGACCTGCAGTCAAAGCGGTACGAGTGGACCCACAAGGCAGGTGGTGACTTCTTGAGCCAAAGCGTCGACAGCAGCTTGGATCGGGTGTACGGCAACTACCGCGTCAATGATGCCGAGAACGACTTCGCCACAGGCGACAAGAAGATTCAAACGCCCTTCGCTCCATACATCACCTCACTCATCCCGGGCAGCGAGTTTCCTATACACAGGAGCCTAAAGCAGGACGGCACAGGGATTGACAACCCGTTGCCTATGCTGGCCTACTACCACGGGCTTGTGAACGAGTTCGGGACGTGGTACCTCAGGAGCGATATAGGGGTGGAACAGACGTTGACGTTATTCCCGAGCTTCTCTAATTATTCCAACGACCTGCCGGAGCTGACATCGCTCGACCTCAACTTCGGCATGGAAACGCCGTTTCTGACAGTCGAATGCAGCCCCCGCGATACACTGTTCATTAAGTACTGGTCACAGTACGTCACAGAGCTGTACAGTGAGGAAGCACGGATCATGAGCTTGCACGTTCGTTTGGACAGGGTGGAGTTAGCAGACTTTGAGTTTTCGGACAAAATTTGGATGCGTGGTGCGCGGTGGCGAGTGATCAAGATGACCTACGACGCCAACGTGGAGGGGTTGGTAAAGGTGGACTGCATCAAGGTGCTGTCAGACATTGCCTTTTGTGAGGACATCCCAACATCCTTGCGGGTCGGTGACAACTACCTGCTTTTCAATGGATCGAACATCGCCAACCCTGACTACGGGTCACAGAAATGCTGTGAAGCATACGGCTTTCTTTGGCAGCCTGACAAGATCATTGGGACCAACGTCTGCCGTCCTCGCCTTGTAACATCCCAGCCCACCCCGTAAGCAAATGCAAAATTCGCGTCATATACTTGAGGCCATCGACCTGCTCGTTGCAAGCAAGAAGCGGCAGCCCTCCCTTTGGTGGGTGAAGCCGTTTGACTTGGTGTTGACCCTTGCCTACCTCGGGGCGTTTGGGTGGCTCATTTTTAACGTGATCCAATGGCTGTAACCAAGCAACAAATTATCCTTGAGTTCGATGCGGAAACTGGTCAACTGACTGGGAAGCTCAATGACGTCAACCAAGGCGTGGAGCAGGTCAGCGACAGCACCAGTGTGTTGACGAACCAGCTCGACAAGATGACTGGCGGAGCCGTATCGGGTTTCAAAAATGCAGCCAACGGAACCAAGGCATTTGTCACTGGATTAAAGCTCACAAGAGCTGCTATCATTGCTACGGGCATTGGTGCATTGGTCATTGGCGTAGTCGCCTTGGTCAAAGCATTCACACAGACCGAAGAGGGAGCACGCAAGCTTAAAAAGGCCTTCGCCCCTGTGCAGGCTGTGGTGGACGTGCTCATGATGCGAATTTCTGCTCTGGGCGGTGCGATTGTCAAGCTGTTTTCACGGGACTTTGAGGGAGCTGCTAAAGACCTCGGCAGGGCACTGGCTGGTAACAATGACGAGTATGCACGACAGATCAAGTTGTACGACGAGCTGATTGAGCGTGAATTTGCATTGGAAGATGCTCGCATCAAACAGACCGTGCAGACGGCTCGCGTACGTGCAGAGATCAAAGAGCTGAACCTTGTAGCGGAGGACGTCACAAGAACGATTGAGGAGAGAGAGGCGGCGGCAGCGAAAGCTGGTGACTTGGAGCGAGCTTTGTTTGAGGAGCGCAAGGCTCAGGCTGAGGAGGAGCTGGCTATTGCTCGTCTGCGTCTCAAGAACTCCAATACACTAACAGAGGACAGACAAGCCGTTGCAGAACTCGAAGCAGCGGTGTTCGACCTTTCCCGTGAATCATTGGAACTGCAAACGACCCTCAACAACAAGCTCAACATCATTCGTGAGGAGGGTGCCCGGAAGCAGCAGGAAGCTCTGACCAAAGAGATTGAGCTAATGCAGCAGACCGTGGAGCTCAACCAAGAGAGGATAAAGGACCAAGAGGAGATCAACAACGAAACAGAGCGCGGCTTGATCATCCGCAAGGATGCGGAGACAGTGGCTACAGGCATCGTGGAAACAGAGTCACAGAAGCGCCGCCGGATCCGCAAAGAGGAATTTAGCAATACGATTGACCTTTTGGAGGACGAGTTTAACCACAGGGCAGAACTTGCTACGGCTTCGTTTGCGGCTCTGTCGGCTTTGAACAGTGCCTTCGCTGCAGATAGTGAGGAGGGTGCAAGAAAGGCATTCAAGCGTAACAAAGCCCTTGCGTTGGCTACGGCTATCACTCAAACGGCACAGGGCATCATAACGCAGCTTGCTGTCCCACAGGATGCCTTGACAGGGCAGAACTTCATCAAAGCAGCGATCGTCGCGGCTACTGGTGTGGCTCAGGTTGCTCAAATCAAGCAGAGCCAGTTCCAAGGGGGCGGAAACCTTGGTGGCAGCATCCCACGTCCCAACGAGGGCGGGGTGTTCGGAGGAGCCCCACAGCTTGACCTCGGCTTTTTGGGTGGTGGAGCAGGACAGGATGGGCCAATACAGGCCTACGTTATAGCTCAAAACGTGAGCAACGCGCAACAAGCAAATCAACAGGTACAGGACCAAGCAAACTTAGGCGGATGAAAATTGTGGAACTAATCATTGACGAGGAAGCAGAGGTTTTCGGCATCGAAGCCATCTCACTCGTAGACCGTCCAGCCATCGAGCTGGACTTCGTGGCCTTGAAGGATGACAAGGTGCAGTTCGCCGAGATGGACGAGGACAAGCGCATTTTGATGGGCCCAGCCTTGGTGCCTGATAAGCCTATTTACCGCAAAAATGCGTCGGGGGAGTTCTACGTATACTTCTCCAAAGCAACCGTGCGTAGGGCCGCGGAGCTCTACCTCCAGCATGGCAACCAAGCCCGTCACACCTTGGAGCACGAACACGCAATTAACGGCCTCACCGTGGTCGAATCTTGGCTCGTGGAGGACAAGGACAAGGACAAGTCAGCCGTCTACGGCTTGGACGTCCCGGTGGGCACATGGATGGTTGCCGTGAAGGTGGACAACGAGAGCATCTGGCAGGAGTGGGTCAAAGAGCAGAAGGTAAAAGGCTTCAGCATCGAAGGTTACTTCGCCGACAAGATGCAGAAGGAGGAGGAGCAGACGGACATGGGCTACGACGTCGTGGATGCGGTGCTTAACTTGTTGGAGATGGAGAGCTACAGCGACTATCCTGACGCGGTGGTGAACAATGCCAAGCGAGGCATCGAGCTCAACGAGAAGGAGGGCAACAAGTGCGCGACGCAGGTGGGTAAGGTTCGTGCTCAACAGCTGTCACAGCGTAAGGCCCTGACCCGTGAAACCATTGAAAGGATGGCTAACTACCTGTCGCGTGCAGAGGTGTACTATGACGAGGGAGGACCAAGCGATTGTGGGTACATCAGCTACCTCCTGTGGGGCGGTAAGGCTGGAAAGCGGTGGGCCGATGCCAAGGTGCGTGAGTTCAAAACCATGTCAGCTTTGGAGCAGGTAGCCGTGGAGATCATGGCAGAGCAGTACAAGGCGGCAGAGGTGGGACCCCGTGGCGGTGTCAAAAGAAGCAAGAAAGCTCCCAAGAGCGATACCCCAAACAAGGACCCCAAGCGCGGATCCGACAAGAACAAGCCCGGAGCTGCGGCCAGCGAGGGCAAGGTCAAAGTGCCGGAGAAGGTGAACAAGATCTTGCAGGACAAGAGCGACAACTTCAATGAGCGTTACAAGGAGAAGCTAGGCTACGGCGTCAGCGTGGCGAAGCTTCGTGTGGTCTACCAACGTGGGGTGGGTGCGTTCCAAACATCGCACAGCCCCAATGTGTCCAGCAGTCAGCAGTGGGGTTTGGCTCGCGTAAACGCTTTCCTGTACTTGGTCAAGAACGGACGCCCCGAAAACGCCAAATACACCACCGACTATGACCTATTGCCAGCAAAACACCCCAAGGCAAAAAAATAAATGCACCCCTGCGTAAGCATTAGGGGGTCGAAAACGTCTATACCAAAACGCACACACATGAACATCCAACAACGCGTGCAAGACATCCTCAACCGATTCGACGTCAACTTGACTGTCACCGAGGAGAAGCGCACAGAGATGGCAGAAGTCACTCTCGAAAACGGCACCGTGCTCTACTCTGACGACGAGTTCGCAGTGGGAGCAGAAGCCTACATCATCAATGACGAGGGCGAGCGCATCAGCGTTCCCGCTGGCGACTACGAATTGAACGACGGTCGCTTGTTGGTCATTGGAGAAGGTGGCAAGGTGGAGGAGATCAAAGGAGCTCCCGAAGCTGAGGAGGCTGCCGAGGAGAAAGACGAAGAGCGCGTCGAACAGTCAGCCGACACCGAGGAACCAGCAGAAGCTGAGGCCGAGGAGGAAGCAGAGCTCGAAATTGAAATCGAACTCGAAGACAAAGAGGAGGACGAAGAAAAAATGTACGTCACTCGCAACGAGGTTGCAGAAATGATCCGTGCTGCGTTTGAAGCCCTCAAGGACGAGGAGGAGGACAAAGAACAAATGTCCGACGTGAACCCTGAGGCACCCAAGGCTGAGGCAGAGCCCGAAGCCAAAGCGGTAGAAGCCCCCGAGGCTGACCCCGTTGCAGAGGAACTGGCTGCCGTCAAGGCTGAACTTTCAGAGATGAAAGACACTGCCGTTCCCATGCTCAAGCACGCCACTCCAACGGCGCAGCCTGAGCCCATCGACTTGTCTACACTTAAATTACAGGAGCGCGTCGCCGTGCTTCACTCAAAATTCTCTCAGAAATGAGCCTTTAC